CAAGACTTGCTCTTGCTGTTGATGATGATGCTTTCCCATGTGCAAGAGCAAGTCTTGCTAGCATTGAGTAATGAAATATTGGAGTTAGCACATAGTTTGTTCCGGCACTTTTTGCTGCTTTATAGAGACCGCCATAATTATTCACAGGTGTGTTTACAAGTGCGCTAATTGGATTATGTGCCGAATTTGTACTCAACGGATCTGCGAATTTTTGACTTCCAAAAATTCCATTTAAGTTTGATGCACCATACTTGTAAATGAAAATTCCTCTTATTTCAACTCCTGCGTTTATGAAGCTTCTGTCAAGCACATATCCTGAAGCTGGCTGATCGCTTATGTAGAGTTCATTTCCAACATACATATAGTAATGCTTAGGAATGTAGACTACAACACTTCCATTCGCATCTATGTAGTTTCCATAGTTTGGAGATGCTATGTCGTCATGACCGCTCATCCATGTCCATCCTGTCGGCAGTAAGTCTGCTGGACAAGTCGCAACACCGAATCCCACTTCACCGACTTTTCCTATGCTATAAATTTCATCATTGTTTATACCGTCTGCGTTTTCAAGTGCTTTTAGTACATGTGCTATCTCTTTAGCACTGCTTGTTGGAGAGAGCTCCTCAACTTTAGCATTTACAGCATCTGTAATTGTTGAGTCAAACTGACCGCCATCATTTAGCCCTTTGAGCAAGTATGCTACATCATCTAAATTTGTTGCGTCTTTAATGAGTGTTAATGCTCTATCTCTTAATATTCCTGTTGTTGTTGCCACTTTCTATTCCTTTTTAAAAATTAAATCCGAGAAAATTCTCGAGTCTTTGCTGATCTACAAGTGCATTAATAGCATCTGGGGACAGCGTTGCATTTTCAGGTATGACATACTCATCTATCTTCTCTTTCGCTGCTATAGCATCGTTTCGTGCTGTTTGTGCATCATCTCTATATGTTAGTGCCAAATCTCTTGCACTTTTTGATTCAGATGAGTAGTTTAGAGACTCATCTCTATATTTATGTGCTTCTTCTGTAGATATATTAATCTCTCCAGTAACTACATTCATTGAGTCTATTACTGGAGAGATTCGACTCCATACATACGAAGCATCTGCTCTAAATGTTTGTGAACCTTCCTGCGGTATTCTATTTATATCAAATGTTAAAACTTTGCTTATTTCCATGCTATAAGTACCCCTCTATTTCTAGTTTATATTCTGTTTTAGATATACCTATTGGCATATTATGGTCTTTAAGCTCACCATAAATCACAAGAGATTTGTATCCATCGTCTCTCTCATCACCAACCACAATAAGTGGTGTGTCAACAAATTTTTCTAATCTATTTTCAATAATGTCAACTGAAAAAGAATCGAATATGCAGCTGATAGTCATTCGGCTGTATCTTGCTTTTTTTCTAGTGACTATATTTCCCCACTCATCCCTTGTCTTTGAAGTAACTCCCCTTTTTGAAATAGTAGGAGCAGGACCAAGTAGTGTAAGCCCTGCATTAACACCTCTACCGAATGCTATGTGACCTACAGATGCGATTGAGTTCGTGTTTGTTATATATATTTCTAATGTTGTGTTAAATGCCATTGGTATATTTGCAAAAAAATTGTTGTCAAATTCAATCGGGTTATATGTCCAGTCATACCAGTCATATATGTCTCTTGATGTAGTATCATATGTTGAATCAAGCAATATAGTGTCTTCATCGCTATTTGTAACTACTACACGAACAGAATTTGCCGATATATTTCCTAAATACAAGATGTCGATATCACTTGTTTGAAATTTATAGTAAATCTCATTTTCATTAGAGCAAACACTTGAACCTAGTTCATCGAATGCTTTAAAGTAGTTAGTAGCTTCTATGTCATACCAATAAGTTCCTATCCCGGTAGTGACATTTACATCAACAACAGGGTCAATTCCTGCTGGAATATCTTGAATCGCTTTATACTTTCTGTTTGACAAACTACTTTGAACTATTGACAGAACACTATAAGTATCATCACTATTCCATACAGGAGTTCCCTCCTCTTCTACTGCTACATTGCTATCAAGTATGATTATTTCACTTCTTTTTGCTAGTCTCATGATGCCATCTCATCTCTTAAATCTTCAATCTCTTTTCTCATCTTAACAATCTCATTTGCTTGTTCTATTTGAATATCTAAAGTATCTTGCTGTATTTGATAACTCTTGCTTGTATCTTCTGCTATCTGTTTGAGCACATCTAACTCATCATTTACACTTACATCAAGTGTGTCAAATTGACTCGCTGCTACAAGTTGGTTGAACTCCATATCTCGTTGGCTATTGAAGTTGCTGCTATCTTTTAGTACAGATGTAAGTGCTATAGTTTCATTAAGGCTATCGTTAAATGCATCGTAGTCACCACTTGATAAGTAGTCAGTTGTTGCCTTCATGCTTGCATAGTAGTCTTCAACACTTGATGATTCATCAAAACTTCGAAGAGAGTCTGCTGTATCTTCTATTCTCGAAGAAGCATCTTCGAGGGATGTCATCCATCCATCAAGCACATCTTCGTATATACTTTGAGTTGCATCTATTAAATCTTGATTAGCATTTAAAAATTCAAGTTCTGCATATGTTAATCCATCAATTCCCCCACTAAGTGACTCAAAGAGTGAGTCGAGTTCCTCTTGTGTCCGTGCTATTTCTGGAGTTTTGAGCACATCTACAAGTGTCTCAATATCTTCATAAATCGGTGTGTAATATGAGCTTCCCCACGATGTAGTTTGCTTTTCATATCCAACTAAGCTTTGAGATGTTACTGTCTCTTGTGTTGTGTAGCTCAGTTCGCTTGCCATGTCGCTTAGTAGCTCTTCATCACTCTTGAAGCTGTCTTTCCATGCTTTTATGTTGTCAGTAGATGTTTGAAGTGCTTCATCTATGAGCGAAAGCGCATCTGCATAGTCGTTTCCAAGTTTATAAATGTCAGAAGTGTAGAGCTCTGTTAATGCTGCTTGGTCTTCTGGAGAGAGAACTCCTCCGTTGAGTTTTGCTGTTATGGCATAGTCGTTAATCTCTTCGACTGCCGCATTGTATGCTTCTGTGTCAAATCCATCTGTGAGCGATGTAAGCTCTTCAAGAGAGAGAAGTGAGTAGTCAAGCGAATCTGATAGAGAGTCTGTGATTATAGATGATATTTCGCTATTTAGTCCTTCAATTGCTTCAATTGCTTCGTTCTCATCAATCAATGCATTAAGTAAATCTCCTGTAATATACCATGTGTTTAAATCATCGGTTTTTCCAACTTCAAACTCTTGAATTACTTCTGAAGCTGAATCTCTTTTGTCTATAGAATCATAATAAGCTTCGTAAAGAGACTCTAATGTACTACTAAGAGCTGTTCCGTCGCTTCCAAAAGCTTCGAGCTTCTCAGATGCCGAGTCAAGTCCCTCTATGAATTTGTCAAAGTTGTTGTCATAATCTGAAAAGGATGTGTTTTCTCCTGTAGTGAAGCTGGCAGAATCAATTTCACTCTGATAGTCGTATGTTGAGACAGAAGAAGCACTTGCTCCTCCGCTGCCTCCTCCAGAAGCACTAAGTTGTTGAATGAGTGGCATTACATTCGCAGTAACTATTGCTGCGGCAGCAATTTTCCCCATAATAGTAAAACCGCTGTTCCAAGCACTTGCTATGGCAGCATAAGAAGAGGCAATTCCAAGAGCAGACTGTGCTGCTGTCATAGCAATTGCTCCCTTTGAGCCCTCTTCGTAGTAAGATGCCATTGAGCCCGCTAGAGATGAGTAAGCAGCCAACTCGTTTGAAGATTGTTGCTCTTTAATTTTTGCTAAGTCTAACTCTTGATTTTTTTGTAATTCTCTAATTTTTACAGGGTCTTTTTGATACTTAACAAAGCTCTTCGCATACTTTTTATTTATTTCATCTTCTGCCTTCGCAGCTTTCATGTTTGAAATATATAATTTATTCGCAGTATTTCCTACGTTCATCATGGCACCGGCAACGCCTTCTAAGCCGTTCTGCCATAGATTGGCACTCTCGGCTAAGTCAATCTGATAGTCAAGAGCAGTTGTGTAGTTACTCTCAAGAAGTGCTGCGAATTCTGCTTCTAAAGCAGACTGCTCCTCTAAGTCTGCTTTAGAAGATGATGCTTTTGATGGACCTGTTTTTTTCGCCGGCGAAATTTTAGTTGATGATGCTTTTTTTGAGTTTTCTAATTTTAAAGCTTCTGCTTTTTGAAATTCGGATATTTTTTGGATTTTTAACTTTTTTTCATAAAGTTCTTTCTCATCAAGTTTCTTTGTTAAATTTCTTATTTTGTGTTCTAGCTTTATTCTCTCATCTGCTATTTGAACATTTGATTTAAGAGCATTCGCTCCAACCCAGTCGCCTCTGTTCAAATCTTTTAGCTCTTCTTTATACTGTTTTAGCTTTATATTTATGTCATCTATTGATCCATGATATTTTATATCTCTCATAGATTGTTGTTGAATATTCCACTCGTGTGTCCAATGTGTTGCTTCCTGGAGAAGAAGAGAGATCGCTTTTATATCTTCTTTAGACTGTTCAAAAAGTGGTTTTGTTAATTCTCCGGCTAGTTGACTCCAAGCATTGTCAAGTTGTGACACAGCAACAGTCATTGTGTCTGCTGCTTTAAAGTCTTTCATAGTTTCGTTAAGAAGTTTTACTACATCATCGCTCTCTTTAAGTTTTTCATTTGTTAATCCAAGAGCAGAAAGAAATCTTCCTAAGTCTGAATTGGCAAGAACTGTTCCAGTTGCGAGTCCATCAACACCTGCTAGTAATGAGTTAAATTCTATTCCAGCAGCACCACTTGCTATGGAAAGAGAACGGGTTAATTCTATCATTTCAGATGTTGAGGCACCGGCATTACTCATGCTTACGTACATTGCTTTGTATATTTGATTTGTCTCATCAAGAGTATGTGGGGTTTGAGCATTAATCTCTTGAAGACGTTCAAGTGTTTGTGCCGCTTCAATATTTGCTATAGAGTATCTCTCCATTACTGGAATTGACTTGTCCTGAACAGCAACAGAGAGTGACGCGAGACCTGCTTGAGCATTCTCTATTGCTGAGTTGTAAGCAAAGCCATCATAAAATATTTTTTGTGCCGTTTCAAATCCAGCATAAGCACTTATGAGAGTTTTAAGCGAAGACTTCATATCGTCAACTGTTTTTGATACAGTAGCTTCAGCTTTATTCATTCCTGTAACAAGCTTTGTAGTATCTGCTTGAATGTCAATTACTACTTTTCCGGCCTTGTAACTCATTTTCCATCTCCAAAAGCACTTATGAGAGCATCTTTAATGTCTTGTGTTGACATCTTCATAGCTCGTGTTCTCTCTTTTGAGTAATCTTCATCTTTCAAAGACAAGACTTTTCCTATGTTTGAAATAATTTTTATGTGATTTCTCACACATAGATTATTCCATTTAAGTTGGTCCTTCATTGAGTCGTAAAAATACCCGACTTTACCCATTCCACCATAAGCAAATTCACATTTTGATGCTACATTTGCTATGAGTGATTCCCACTTCTCTAAGTTGTTACACTTAGAGTTTTTTAGACACTCAGCTACTCGCCACGTTGCTTTTTTTCAAGCTCAAACTTCTCTTTGTCTAATATAGAAAGAACATTTGCATATCCTTTGATGTCTGCTATATCTCTTAGTTTGTCAAAATCTTTTCCGCTAACAAGTGTCAAAAATCTTGTTTTGGCAAGTTCTTCTGCAAAGACATCTTGATCTTCACCTCCAATTGCTTCAAGCTCTTCAACAAGCTCTTCAACCTTTTCATCTAGCTGCTCTGAATCTTCGAGTGCCTTAATTGACTTTTCAAATTCTCCATTAAGCTCATAGAGGGAAGCTTTCTTTTTTAAAGATTCTTGCTTTTTCCCAATTTTCTTTAGCTTATCAATAATTTTTTGAAACTTTTTTTTAAGTTCCTTTGTCTCTCTAAGCTCTTTTCTTGTGTACTCTCTAAAGTACACAGAGAGCCGTTCTTTTACTTTATCTGACTCCCTTACTTCTATGTCTATCTTGTAGTCTAATAATATTTTCATATTAAGCTGCCGCTGTCACAGTTGGTTTTCCAGGAAGTGTCACAGTAAACGATGCCAGGACAAATCCATCTTCTTCAGGATTTATTTCAAAGTCGCTTACAGAGGCTTTGTCCCAAGTAAATTTTGTCCCATTTGTTGTGCCAATATCTGAAAGTTCAATTTCAAATGGAACTTGAGCTCCAGCTTTAAAAGCTGCCTCGAGCTCACCAGCACCTGTTGCGCTTGCTGGGTCATAAAGAACACTAATGGAAATTGGGTCTGTCTTAATTTTCCCTATAGCTTGAACTACAGTTTCATTATTTACAGCATCATAATCTTTGATTGCTCTTTTTTGTTTTATGTTTCCAATAGACTGTAGGTCACCTGCGTCTACACTGTTTACTCTTACTATGTGGCCTGTTGTGTTGATTGCCATGTTATGTCCTTCTTATATTAAAATCTAATAACTGCCTGTGCAGTTCATTTTCATTGTCATAAAGGTCTTGTGCGGAGATGTCTCCTCCCTTTAGTTCAATCACCTTTTTTACAACTTCGCTCTTTAATGTTTTTGCTTCTTCATAGCTATGCGAATATATATCTACTTGAAATCTAACATCTCTTCCTGTGTAGTTTCCGTTTGTTGCCTGATTTGTACTGTCAAACACTACTTGATATGTCATTGCTGGGAAAGATGTACTTCTGTTTAAAAAAACTGGAAATACATTTTGACAAGTACTTTTTAGAGCAACTACTAAATCTTTTTCAATCATCGTTCGAGTTCCTTGTCAAGTCTTTTTGCAATATAGTTTTTTAAATACTTAATTGTATTTTTTCCCTCTTTTTCAAAGGCTGGCCTCATAAAAGGATGTGCCGCAATTCCTCCGCCTTTAGCAATTACAGAATTTCTTCTCTTCGCTCTTTTTGCAGAGTATTTTGTTTTACTACTAAGTGGCTTTTCTCTTTTTGAGTATGTTCCAAACTCTAAGAAGTGAGCGTACCAGCCATCATTTGAACCGTCAACACGCGGAGATACAGTAAACCAAACCAAGCTTTTTTTTCTCGTTTTTACTTTTACAACACCGATGCTCTTTTTAAGTGTTCCATTATTTTTAGGAACAAGACTTCGTGCTTCTATAATTATTGGCTTAGCAGCAGCTCTTACACCACCAACTAAAATTCTTTTCTGAACTTTTTCAGGAAGTGTCTTTAAGTTTTTGAGTAAATCTCCCATCTCTATGTTTGCTTCCATCTACAACTCTTCTGTCGCTATAATTTGAAGTATTTTGTTCTCTTCTCTAATGTTTAAAACAGAATCAATTTCAAAAACTCTACTTCCAAATACTATTCGCATATTTGGATTAATGTTTGGAATGTATCGAAGTAGTACTTTGTGTGTAACTTCTGATTTTGTTCGCTTTGACACAAACTTTTCAGTAGCCTTCAGCGGTAATATGCTCGCATAAGCATCATGTAGCTTAACCCACGACTTTACTGTCTCAGAAAAATCATTTTCTAATTCTGTGTACGAATGAATTTCTACTTTATGCTTTAGGCTTCCACTTCTCATGTGTTACAAATCCTATATCTCTCAATAAGGCTGTCAACATGTGATTTTGGAAGTTTTGAAACAATAGTTCCAATAACAAATGACTCACGATTTTCATAGTAAGTCGATACTTGAATCTTTATCCATGCTTTGACAGGTTCTGGAACTTTTGTTGCATCAGACCATCCTGCTCTGTAGACAACTCTTACACCGTTTTTCGCCGGCGAAATTGTTCCCCAAGAAGTTGGATGTAAACTTGCAGGTGTGGATTTGTCATCGAGTTCATACTCGGTGACATCACTCCATATAGTTTCATCTAAAGTCTGAAAGCTCTCTAAGCTTATAAATGGAGGGCGCGGTAAAATCATCTCACTTGCCATAGCATCAAAATACAACTCGTATGTACATGGCATGATTTGTCTATTCATAATGAGCTCTGCACTTTGCTCGGCCATCAGTATCATAGATGTAATCATCTCATCATCATCTGTATGAAGTACTCGTAAAAAGTTCTTCATTTCATCTAATGTCACACAGTTAGAAGTTGGTGCTATAGTTTGAATGAGTTTCATTTTTACTTATCTCCGCCTAGAGTGTTTAAATCGAAATAATCGCCATTTATGGGTAAGACTCTTTTTTTAAGTTCTTCCACCATTCCAAGAATTTGTTCACCATTGAGTACTACTCCATTAAGCTCAGCTTCTTTCAAAACAACATCGTTGTAAAGACCGTTAAGTTCAGCTTCAAGTCGCTCTTTTTCTAAGATTGCTTTTGCTTCTGCTTCAGTAGCAGCTTTTGAAGCTTCATTTTCTTCTATCTTTTTAAATAGATTTTCTGTCTCTTTTTTACTTTTAAGCTTTGCGATTCCTTTTTTAATCATGTTAGAAGCAACCGCTTCGCTAACTTCTATGGAATCTCCTGGATCATAAGATTTAGCACCAGATAGGTGCTGTAGTAGAATAACTTTCATCATTTATCCTTATGCATTTTGTCCTGCATTGAAAGCTTCCGCGAGTGTTGGTTTTGCATCAACACGTTTATAAACTTTAAAGCCTACCATGCCATTGACAGCATAGAGTTCATTGAGTCTTTGAATACTCATCTGACCACGATCTGCAATTTGATAGTTTTTGAAATCGCCAAGTACGATAAACTTATTTCCAGTTCCAAGCTCTGCCATTGAGTTGTCGATGACAATAGGACGACCAAGAAGAGTTGAGTTTTCCCCAGCTGTTAATCCTGGAGCATAAAGATAGTTTCCATTTCCATCCTTGAGCTTGCGAATAGCTTTTTCTGTTTTGTCTGTCATTCTCCAAGTAGCGGTTTTTCTGTACTCCTCTTTTAAATCGTAATAGATGTCTATCAACTCATCAGAAGTAACTGCGTCAAGAGCAGCAGTCGTAGAGCTAGTACCGACATTTGCTGCGAAGGCAAAACCTTTTGGTTTACTCACACCATCTCCTACGGCGAATGCAGGTGACTCTGCTTTGTCAATACCTTTGGCAATTTGACCAGCCATATATGCATCAAAGTCAATCATATTGTCTTGAAGAAGCTCTTCTGATACTTTGATAATACCGCCAAGTTTCCAAGCCTTAATTTGCTCTTGACCTAATGTTGATTGTGTTTCACCATATGCAGCACCCTCGTCAATCCATGTAAATGTGGGTGCATCACCCTCAACTGGAATGTTTACCGTTGACTGAGTTGTTAAAACATTTGAGATTGAGCGAGTTCTACCAAGAGTGTTTAGCTTCATAATAACTTGCTTTTGATATGACTCAGGTACTAAAAATCCACCATCAGCATCGACACCAACTGTCATAGCTGCTTTAAATTCATTGAAATCTCCACCAGCGAGATAAGAATCAAACGCTGCTTTATATTCATCTGTATCTGTAGCACTTAATGCTGATGCTGCTGCAGTACTCATCATTGGTGCAGTTGTAGGAGAACTTAAAGTTTTTTCATGTGCTGCTAAGTTATCTTCTCTTTTAATGGAAGCGTCAATAGAATCGTAATCTTTTTCAAGTGCTGTATATTCAGCTACTTGCTCATCGTTCATCGTTGGATGCGCATCTGAAAACGCTCTCATTTGCTTGAGCAGTTTTGCTCTTTTTTCATGTTTAGTCATGGTTAATTTCCTTTTCTCTTAAATTTAGTCTTGCTTTTATAGCATTGACTTTGGAGGAGTTTTCCTCACCTTCAACTTCTGTATTACCTTCTTTTGATGGCGTCGGTTCTTCCAAGTTTTCTAGCATTGCTGCAGCAGCTTTGTAGTCATCATCTGAGTAGCGAGTGTTTGTATCTTTAAGGCAAGCATTTATGCTCTCTGAGGCTAAAGCTTTAGCACTCATAGAGTTTTTTTCTTCTTCAGTAGATAAAATCACATCAACAAATCCAGCATCTTTCATCTCTTGCCCGTAAAGATATGTCTCATCATTCATCATTTTCTCTATCTCAGACTCGCTTTTACCAGTTTTTGCAACATAAGCTTTGGCAAGAACTACACTAAGACCATTGACAATATCTGCTTTTTTACGAAGAGCACGGTGGTCACCCCATGCAATAGCTGAAGCATTATGAATCATATAAGTTGAGTTATCGTAGGCTTGAACTTCATCTGCTGCTAAAGCAATATATGAGGCCATAGATGCAGCTAAAGAAGAGATAACCGCTGTTATTTTTCCTTTGTTGTATGCTTTGAGTGCATTAAATATTTCTACTCCTTGAAATACATGGCCACCAGGGGAAGAGATCTCAAGAGTTATATCTCCTGAAGTGTTTTTAAGCTCATTTTTGAACTCTTTAGCAGTTGTATCCCAACCAATTTCGCCATCAATTTTTAGTACTGGCATTTGTAACTCCTTCTTTTATTTTTTGAATTGTTGTCATATTTAGCTGCATGTATCTCTCGTCTCCATCCGCTCCTATTGTGTTCATATTTTCAAGTTTTAAGATGTCATTTATAGTGAGTGCGCCTATCATGTGCATTGCTTTATATCCCTCTGTACGAGTCTTATAGTCACCGCGAAGAAGAGTGTCGACATTGAATTTTATAGAGTACTCGTCTTGTTCTTCTATACTGAGAAGTGATATGCTCAAGGCTTGTTCTATTCTCTTAATCCAAGGAAGCATAGTAAACTGAACAAATTCAAGAGATTGATGTTCTATATTTGAGAAAGTTGCATTTTCTAAAGAGTTAATCATGTGCATTGGAACTCGGAAGATAGAAGCGATATCTTCTTTTTGATACTTTCTAGTTTCCAAGAACTGTGCTTCGTTGTTTGTAATACTCATTTTTGAGTACTTCAGACCATCTTCAAGAAGCATAGGTTTTGAACTGTTTTTCATCCCCGCATAGTTCTTATGTAAATCTTTTTTCAATCTTTCATATGCTTCATCTGTGAGTTTTCCATCTTTTTCAAAAACACCTGAGCCATTTGCCCCATTCTCAAAAAAGTTTATGCCAAATTCCTGAGCAGTTGAACCAAGCTGAAGAGCTCTTTTGTTGTACTCAATCGGTGATAGACCTGTAATGCCATCATCTGATGGAAGTCCTGGTATATGTAGAATCTCAAAAGAAGAGAGTGTTACTTTTTTTGATCCAGTATCATAGATAAATCTTTTTCCTGATTGAGTTATTTTCACTTCCATATTGTCAGCAATAAGAGGGTATATTCCTATAATTTCCATAAATCCATTACGGACTATTTGAGAATAATGATTTCCTCTAAGGTTTAAGTCTTGAACTATCATTTCTCTCCACATTACAGATGTAATATTAGGATTTGGTTGTAGTTTAAGAAGTCTATAGAGTGAAAAATCTTTTGCTTTTTCTTTTCCCTCTGCAATGTTACGAAATACATCAAGAGAGATAGAGCTAAGTGTTTCAGCTATGACTCTGTTACACGCAAATACAGTTGTTAGCCTCATGGCATTTTGAGGAGTTATAGTAGATGAGTTGCCACCAAAGATAGAGCCAGAAGAAAAACCACTGCTAGAAATAGTAAGAGGAGCACGAGCGGAGAACTGTTCTAGAAAACTCATGATTTCTCACCAGTTTTAGGAGCAAATACAAACTCATAAATGAAAATATATAAAATAGCTAAAGAAGAGAGTACAAGAGATACTCCTGTAACAATAAATCCATGGTGTAGTGACATAAAAGACACACCAGTACCAAGCACTAAAGATATAAAGATTAGTAGTAAAAATATAACAAATAAGCTCTTTAAATTTTCCATAGTCGAAATATAACACGGATTTTAAAAAGAGGTCGATTATGTTGCACTCAGCATACAAGTAGGTATACGGCTAGATATTTATTCTATTTTTGAATTTAAAATATATTTTTCAAATAACAACTCGTTAATAACTAGTCCCTTGCAGTAACAAAACTCAGCCACCTCTCTCACTGGCATCTTATCCCTAGCTATTGCAGTTCTTAAAGCACTATACTCAACACCAAGAGCATCAGCAACATGGTGGTCATACACACACCCTTCAATATCTACACTTATGATGTCTTTTATTCTCTCAATACACTCTTTTGTTGTTACAAATACACTCATAGACTCCTCATCCCCCTTGTTTCATATACTGATTCTTCTTCTACTTCCTCTTTTACATGTACAACTAATGCTAGACAGTTAATGAGTGCTGCTACACCATCTATCTTTGAATTTGGGTCACTCTTATTTGGCATGATTGAACCATAAGCATTTGTTAAAATACTCATATTTGCCACCATCCAGTTAAGTACTGGGTTGTCATCGTGGGTGATGTGTCTATTTTTTACAAGTCTTAGTAACATAGATGTTGGTTCAGAGAGTTTTATAGCACCTTGAGACACCATTATGCAGTTGGAAAATCCACTCTTTAGTTCTATTTGTTTAATGAGATGAGAAGCACGGTGTGGGTCGTAAGCTATGTAGCTCACATCGCCCTGCTCTAACTCTTTGAGAGTATCTACTTCTAAATAATCTTGATCTATTGTAGTACCTGGTGTTGCTATGATATAACCCTCTTGAACCCATGTAAAAAGTGGTGCATGGAGTTCGCGACTTCTTTTTTGAATGTTCGCCTCTGGTATATAGCACTTTAGTTTTACATGATAGCGATTCCCTGGAAGAACATACAAAGAGGCGCGAGCTGTAAAGTCATCGCTAAGACTAAGGTCAAATCCTATAATTTTCGTGAGTGTATAGGATAAATCAACTTCTTTATCTACACAATCTTCCCATTTATCGTATGGTATATAAGTCTCAGCTGATGAAACATGTCTGTTTAGGTGCTTGACTAAAAATGTGTTGAGCTTTTCAGGGTTGTCCTGTGCCTCTTTAGCTATTTTTGCGAGTCCATCACGGTCAACTGAAATACCATAATTTGGATTTGCTTTCTTCCATGTACTCTCAACAAATGGATCATCATCTTTATCAGCTTCGGCTATAAATGCAAAATAGTTTTCATTTGTCATTGAGCCTTCAAGTATCTGTTTTGCATACTTGTACTCAGGTATAAGTGGTGAACTTAGGGAAAACCCAGCCGTAGTTATGATTAGTAGTAGCGGTTGAAGTCTGGCCATCTGTGAAGTCTGAACCGCATCTACAAGTGAAGAGTCTGCATGAGCATGAAGCTCATCCACACAACCAAAAGAGCAGCTCATTCCATCTTCTGATTCAGAGTCGCGACCTATGGCCTTAAAAGTTGTCTCATTCTTTGTGAAATTAATCGTTCCATATGACTTTTCAGAATTACTAAATAATTCTGGTTGCAACATTCGCATCTTATCCACACCTATCCAAGCTAGCTTAGCCTGTTCGCGCTTAGCACCAACAAATACAACTTCACCACCAAACTCACCACGAACTAATACATCAGCTATGCTAAAAGTTGAAGCCATAAGAGTTTTACCATTTTTCTTTGGAATATAAATCAATGCCTTTGAAAATCTTCTCACCCATACACCGCTTGAGTGCTTTTGTTCCCACCCAAAGAGTATCATAACCACTTTCTTTTGCCAAGGCTCTAGTTTGATGTAAGTATTTGCTAAAGAACCTTTGTAGTGCTTGAGCTGTTCGATTATTGCTATGTATGTCTTTCCCATTGCTTCATTGAAACGCATATCTTTAAGCTCACCATTTTTTAAACGAAGCAAATCTTTACGATGACGTTCAAATGTCTTCTCATAATAGGGGTATACGGTAGGATTTTCTTTCATTTTTTTATATCTCAACACTCATAGAATTTATATCCGAGGCTATATCAAATAATGACTTCTCTGATTTTTTATCACGACCACCAAGCTTTATGCCTAGAAGCTTTCTGCTTGTCATTGATAAACCGAGCTGGTTCGCATAAGTGAGCAAACTCTTCTGAACTGCTTGTAGTGCTGTAAAAGTTGGGTTAAGATACTTTCCGCCAGTTTTTTCACTCTCTAGAACTTCTCCCTCGTTCATAAGTGTGCGTTCAAGATCTATATATCTCTCAAATGTCTTTGCAAAGACAATTATTAGTGGCTCATCAACTTGTGAATAATGTTCTCCAAGCTCTTCTCTAACCTCCTGCATCTTTCTCTTTGCAATAGTTCCAAATATATCAGCATGTGGAGCCGTTTGAGCCATCTTGTTTTTGGCACTACCTTGTGAGCTTCCGTATTTGGTCCAGTTTTCTAATTTTATTATTTTGTTTAATTTATTTCTTGGTATATGATATTGAGCAGATAGCTTACGAGCAGAAGTGCCTAAAGTTTCATAATCGAGCTTTGCACTTTTTAATTTTTCTTCATACCCCTCCCCCTCATCGTGAGGTTTGTGAAAAGTTTTAGGGGATGGCGATAAAACGGACTCTTCATCTCTAGACATTTGATACCCCCTCCATTTTCTTTTTGTCTCGTGCATACTTTGCTGTTTTTACATTGTGACAAATTTTGCAGAGAGTTTGTAGGTTATCAAGACAAGTCGCACATCCACCATCAGATATTTCTTTGATGTGGTCCACTACTTCACCGACCGATTGACATATTGTGCATAAAGGTTCATTGTTGAGTTGTAGTGCTCGCAGCTTTCTCCACTCAGATGAGTTGTAGAATTTAAAGTTGATTTTATTTCTTCTGTTCTTGTTGTAGTATTTGGCTTGTTCTGCTCTTGAGTTATCTCGTTGATGTGTAGCACACCATCTTTCTTCATAGTCTATGATGTTTGAGCAGCCTATTTGGTTACATAGCTTCTTAGGCATGAATAACTCCAACAGATGTTATGTTTCCTGAGACAACTTTGTCTACAAACATCTCATTGTTTATCTTAAAGAGTGTTCCAGTTCCATCTTGCTTGAACTCTTCTAGCTGAGCATTGTAAGTTCCTGTAATCTTGTTTGCGTCAACGAGGCATATTTGTTCATTTTGGTTTGGAGTTTTGTACTTAAAGAAATTTCTAATCCAAGTGTTAAAAGCACTTTTCCAATTTACAAACTTAGAGCCTCTTGCCTTGTGATAATCCTTGAATGATTCGTATGTTTGAATTGGAGATTTTATATTGCTACTCATAGCATGTCGAATTGAGTACTCTTTAATCTCCTTGTCATTCTCTGGAAAAGAAGTTTTATTTTTTTTATTATTAGTAGTAGTCTTTGTAGTATTCTCTGTATGTAACATAGTAATACATATAGATGATGCCAATTTGTCATGGCCATCATGACAATCTGTCATGTTCGATGATGCCAATTTGTCATGCTCTTTTTCAGTTGTTAATTCCTCTAATTTTTCATAATTTATAGTGTAATATTTTGTATGATTTCCACCTTTTTTATCTAGCTTTTTAGATACAATTATGCTCTTTTTTTCGAGGCTAGAAAATATTCTAATGACTGTTCTTTCACTCCAAAACTTAAACTGTTCTTGCCACTCAGCATATGTGTTAAAAACCCATTGCTTACCATTGTGAACATTCTTAGAGCGTTGTACCCAGTAGTGTAACTGCTGCACAACTATTGACTCGTTTAATCCAAGGATTTCAGCAAGTTTTGGTTGTATGACAAGTGGTGATTCATCTAGTAATAAGCTCATATATCGTATACCTCTCTTTTATGATAAAGCGACTTCTATGGTGTCGTTTCTTAGTTGTTTTTGTTGATTAGCAGTAGCGGAAGGATACTCTTCGTAAATAGTCTCAACCATCCTTGAGTCTGTAAATTCTAGTTCTCTTTTGTTGAACCACATTGGAATTTTCACATGGAGAGAAGCATCTTGACGTGTTTTTTCAATGCTAAGTGTTACGTCGCTATTGTCTCCCTTTAGCATGAGTATTTTCATGTCTGTAGCATAATCACTCAAAGATGAGCCATAACTCTTCATGAGTCCGTTTTTAATGTTCTCGCTAGAGATTTGTGTAATGAGAAATATAACGATGTCAAGCTCATTAGCTGCCCTTGCTAATTGCTTATCTATATCAGCTTTTCTTCCAACATCACTATTACCTTCAAAGTGTTTATTGCTAAGTTCCATTGACGAATCTACAAGTGCAAATCGTATACCTTTGCTGTGCTTCATCTTGCGCAGCATTCTTACGACATCACTAACATCACTACTTGTCTCTCTGGAATCTATTATGTAGTAGTTTTCTCTTTTAAAGTTTTTCTTCTCCAGCTGCTTCGCCATTTTCCACCTTGGCATCTCAAAACTAAAAAATAGTACAGGATGAATTTCGCAAATATTTTTGAGAATTTGTTTTGTGAAAGTTGTTTTTCCTATTCCGCTCTCTCCACCAATGTGCACAAGTTGCGCACTCTCTATTCCTCCGCACAAGAGCTCATCAACGGACTTTATTCCAGTTTTAATAAGTGGTGGAATATCCATGTCTTTGTAGTCTTGAATGGCTCTGTTCATGTCTACTGGCATAGCAGATGTACTGTTTCTGTCTATGCTAAAGAGATGCTTCTCTATTTCAGTAATGGCTTCAGTACTTGTTGAGCCGTTCTCGACAATAAGCTTTTTGATTGTGTTTGTAATGTTAAGAAGTTTTCTTAGCTTTGAGAGTTCTACCATCTCTTCAACATAAGCCTGAGTGTTTGATATTGGATTTGCCGAGAGTATTTCAAGCATTACTTGCTCGTCAAATCTGTTTGTCTTGAGCAATTCCCTCTTTAAGAATTCTTCGTCAAGCGGTTTGTTTTGGCTTTCTAGTACATGCATTGCTTCAAAAATAACACGATGTGCAGGTAAGTAGTAGTCGTCTGGGTGTATTGAGCTTCCAAGCTCTTCAAATGAAGCTGGGTCAAATAGAATGGACGATAGTATGCTTCTCTCAAATGCCAAGTTGTACAAGTTGTCTTGCATTTAGTACACTCTTGCGTTTGGATTTGACTCTAATGGAGAGCCATAGCCTTTAAAAAAGTAGCGTGCTATCTTTGTGCGGTTTGAAGTTACTTGAAGAACCATAATTGGGCTAACAGCACCTGCCTCTTCAAACTTCTTTTTCATATCTGCTATTCGTTGTGCTAATCGACTTACACCGTGTGGAATGGCCTCTTCATGTGTCAATGAACCACCGCTGCTAAGTATTTTGTATATAGTATGAGGCTGTGAACCTGCTTTAAATGTTAGTTTTGCCATTATTTACTCCACTTCTTCTTTGTGAGTTTTTAACATCACTTCTAGCTTTCTCTCTATACTTCTAAGTGATGCTAGAGCTTCTGCTATGCTTTGAGCTTCATTTGAGTCTATAACACCATCTTCTAGTGCATCGTGTACTATTTTGGAAAGGCCACCTGTTTGTATGTCTATGTTTAAGACACCTACAAGGACTTCATGCATGATGTCTCCACCATCTGGCATAGTTTCTATGGGGTCATAGACTATGAGTCCTCTCTCTTTACACATAGCCTTAAGTATGGAGTCATTGTCTGTTATTTCACATATCTTTAGCACCTCTTCTACAGTAAAAAGACTCTCTAAGTTTGATGGCTTTAGCTTGTTATCGAGTGTACCTTTTACTATGCCTAGTTCATCAGCTATGTCCTCTCTACCAAGTGAGTTGAGCATACAATAATCTCTTATGCTTTCTTTTGCTGCTTTAGTTATAGTTGTGTTTTTCCCTAAGTACATCATGAAGCCTTTTGTATTGTAGTAGTGGAGTGTTTTTTTGTATCATTCTCTTGTATATATGATTTTCCAAGATATTTTATTTGAGCATCTTCTTCAAAAAATGCAGTTGCTGGAACTTCTAGTTCTGAAGATAGCTTTAGTATTTCAAATCCTCGAAGTGAATTTTTACTAAGTCTTTTTGAAACAAAAGATTGAGAACGGTTTAATATTTTCGCTATTACAGCCTGATTAATAGTTTTCATAGATGAATTATTCCGTAATGGTATTTAATTCTAGCTTAAAAAATATACCATTATGGATTATTCCATTATGTCATAATAAGTATTTAAAGGTTTATGATGGATATTGTTACACGAATACGAGAAGAATTGGAAATACAAAATATAAAACAGAAAGATATTGTTGAATTTTTAGGTGTGAATCAAGGGACATTTGCCAAGTGGATTAGTTTAAAAGAAGACAATCGGAGAGATTTGCCAAATACTATTCTTATAAAAATATCTCAATATCTCAATGTAGATGCCGCTTATTTAGTTGGGCTTCAAGAGGAAAAGAGAGTTGTAAACTGTATGAATAACGAAAACTACACGCTTCTTCCATCGTACAATGTTTTAGCAGGAGCAGGAGCCGAAGGGTATTTGCCAGATGTCTTAGAGTTTACAAAAGTCCCTGTTGCGAACAGCTTTTTAGGAGGTGTAAACACAGAGTACTTACACATCATTCAAGTGGCTGGTGACAGCATGCAACCAACTATAAAGCCAAGTGACTGGCTCATCATAGACATGGTGAGCAATGGTGTTACAGAGAGAGTATTTGAGAAGGTTGATGGCATCTATCTTATAAGTAAAGATGGAGCAATCCAAATAAAAAGATTAGCGTTTAGAGGAACAAAAGGTGTTGACATCATATCTGACAACACTTTTTACCCTGTTGAGAACACGATTGAGAAAAATATAGACTTAGTCATCATAGGAAAGCTTTACAAGCATGTTCAAGACTTAGGAGCATTGCTCGTAAACTAGCACTCTACTCTATGCATTTAGCCTCTGAACAGTCTCAATGAGTTGTGTTTTGTACTTGTAGATGTCCTCTACAACATCTAGGTCGAACCGCTCTTCCTCTTTTTCAGTTGTGTGAATGCCTATGTATAAGTTCTTACTTGAGTTGAAGTGAAGTCGGCAGATCCATTTTCTGTTGTTGTCGTTTAGTAGTATGCCAAAGTAGCTCTTTGTGTCTCTTGCTGCTACAGCACTAAGAGGGACTATCTCGGCAAGTATTGATTTAACTATGAAGAATCCTTCAAGTTCAACTTCTGTTGTTACTATGCCCTTGTTGTCAACTTCAACATGAGTTTCATCTTGTACATCTTCACTTTGAGATGTCTCGCTGTCTTCTGATAGTTTTGCTTTTATGGAGTTTATTCTGTCATTTACCATGTCGTTGACAATCTCTGAAAAAGCCTGTTTTGTGTAGCCTTTAAACTCATCTATTACATTTTGTCTTAGCATCTTGTCTGTAAGCTTTGCTGCATAAAACTTTGCCATTTCATCGCTAGGCTCTGCAACCTCTTTTTTAAATATATCTTTTATTCCATTTATGTACTTTTTGTTTCCAGCCATGCTTAAGATGTTTTCAATGTCTAAAGACTCATTTGAAAACTTCTCGAGCTGTTTAATGTCTCTCTCTTTTAAGTTTAATACATCAATGACTAAAAATGGAGACTCATCCATAACATTTGGTTTTTCTATGTCTGAGTAAAATCTGTACTCTATTCCATTTGTGAGCAGTCCAAACTTACACTCAGTTACATTGAAGTAGCGCTCGAGTTGTGTTTTGTGTCTGTCAAGCTTTTGAGTGTGAGGTTTAGCCTCTATGAGGATCATTGGCTTTTCATCTTTCATAATGGCATAGTCAACTTTTTCCCCTTTCTTTTTTCCTATGTCTGCTGTGTACTCAGGAACAACAACGGTAGGGTCAAAAATGTCATATCCTAAAGCACTCAGCATAGGCAGTATAAACGATGTCTTTGTAGCCTCCTCTGTAGTTACCTTGTCTTTTAAGTTTTCAATTCTTGTAGCGATGTTTGTAATAGATGCTTGGAACTCCATGCTAATCCTTTTTCTTTTAATAAGTAAGCTTATCTTCTAAAACCTAAATTAACGGTTAAAGACTCTTTCTATTTTATATTCCATATTGGAAATAGTATGAAATTGAAACATAAGAATTGTTAAAAATAATAAATATACCAATATGGAATTAATTTAAGCTAGAATTAAATACCATTACGGAATAATTCTTCTACACAAACAATAAACCACTTGAAACATAGTGGCATTGTTTGAAGTTGTTTTATTTATGATTGTTAAAAAAGGAATACGATGGAATATACATTCGGAGAGCATTTGCTTATATTTTTGTTAGGTGTGAATTTTGGATTGTTGATTGATTATTTTATACGAAAATACACTTCTCGTTAGTGTGTTTACACTTTTCACCTATAAGCGATTGACAATCATTTGTGATAATTTTATCTTTCTTATAAAACACCTTTATTTCTCTCATTCTTGAGAGTATTGATGAAGAGTGTTTCAGATATATTTCACATTGCCTTGTTATATAAAATGTTTCACTCTTTGCTATTTTCTTCGATGGTGTGTTTTTTTTCTCCATTTTGCCAAGAGTGTAACCTATGAACAACCCAGCAGCAAGACCAGAGCCAAAGAGCGATAAGTTAATAATTATATTTTCCAAAAAAATCCTTTTTTAAAATTATATCTAAACATTTGATTTGACAATCCCGACCAATGTGTACGAAGCATGAAGCTTTGAGTCGAAAGGGATTACATATAACCTACACTTTAGAATTGGGAAGTGTTTTAAATTTTAATGCAGCACATAGCGAAACTACGACTAGGTGTGTGTTGCACAGAGATTTAAAAAAGGATGGTTATGGATGATTGGTGGTTTATAATAATGTTGATTTTCTTAACTATAACATTGTTTAATGAGTAAAGCAAGCCTTTAGGCTTACTTTTTCATGCTTCGTTCTGATGCTTCTGCATCTGAGCCAGTTGTATTTACAGGTTGTTCGCTTTGTTTAACTGGTTTCTCTTCTGCCATGATTTCATTGCCTCCTTTTGTTTGAGATGCACTATAAGCAATGATGCTTACAAACAGAAGAAATGCTACAAATGTGCTCTTTAGAGCATAGTTCATGTACCAAGCTGTATTTTTCATTATTTTACGGTTTTCTTTTATGGCTATGTCATCATTTTTAAGCAATGTTCCAAGCATGTCACTTTTAGAAAATTTATTATCATATATATCGTGAGCATAGTTTATATCATCATACCCACCGTACCACTTGTACCTGTTTTTAAGTAGTGCGACAATCATAAGAATGATACTAAGGGCTATAAATGAGTAAAAAAGTACATGAAAGTAATTTAATTCTATGTTTTTAAATATCTGGCTAGATAGACCGATGAAAAGAAGATTCATCCAAAGTATTGTTTTAATGTTATGCACCTGGTGAGGCATAGAAGTTGAAAGAATAATGTTTAATATGTTGCGTTTAGACTCTTGATGCAGTTTGAGATTGTGTTCATAATATGTAGTTTTACTCATAGTTACCATCCATGTTTATTATGGAGCCTTTTGTTGATTTATGTGTTTGCAACAACATTATAGCAAAAGTCTCCACAGTAAATATACTAAGGAGTTGTTTATGTACGAACAAAAAGAAGTACTAGAAGAGCTAGAAAAATCAGAAATTAAGTTGAGATATTTAGCAGAAAAAGAGAAAGAATCTGGAATTTCAGAAATATTGCTAGATATAGCACTTACTCTATTTAGCTGTAGGAATTCAAAAGTTTTAACTATAGATGAAGGAGTGAAAAATGGCAAAGAAGATTTTGAGTAAGTTTGAAAGATTCGAAGAACTGTTGGAGCAGTTCGCCGAAAAGCTGTTTTAGATAAACATAACGAAAGTATAACAAGAAAAAGGTAAATAGATGATGAAACAGTTCATAGTTACGGTAGCTCACTCAAAAGGTGGGAGTAAAAAGAGTACGACTGCATGGCACCTGGCAAATGGACTGCGACAGTCTAAATATGCCAAAGGAAGAGATGTAGTCATAGTCGATGTCGATGTACAACAAACCATAAGCATAGTCAATGACATTAGAGAGAACTCATCAGAGCTTAATGAGTTTACAGTTTTGAAGGCTCATAGCGTTTCGCATCTGCTTTCTATATTTGAGATTCATAACGATGACATCATAGTGTGTGACACAGGAGGTTTTGACAAAGACATTAACAGAGTTGCCATAGAGAGAGCCGACAAGCTTGTAGTGCCTCTCATGGCTTCCATACATGATGTGTTAGGCTTAACAATGTTTCAGTCTATAGTGAGTGAGATAAACGCTAGCTTAAGAGTAAATGCTCTTCTTGTTGGTGTGCATCATAAGCAGACAAACTTTGATGATATAGAAAAAATAATAGAAGTAAATGAAAACGCGACCCTACTAAAAGCAAAGATACTTTCAAAAAACTCTAACTACAAGACAATGGAGAGAGGTCTTAGTGTTTACGACACAAACGATGAGCTATGCAAACGATATGACGAGGTACTAGATGAACTTACAGACAATACAGCAAGCGACTAAAGGGAAGTTTGATGCCAGAGACAATGGTGTATTTGTAGAACTAGAACTTAGGCTTGTCTACCCAAACCCTGAGCAACCTCGAAAAGAGTTTAACAACATAGACGAGTTGGCAGCAAGCATACAAGAAGATGGACTGCTACAGCCTATAGTTGTCACAAAAGATGAAAATGGTCGTTACATGGTCATAGCTGGAGAGAGAAGATACAGAGCTTGCAGTAGTCTTAGCATGAGCACAATTAAGGCTCATGTCATCAAAGTGAGTTCTAAGAGAGTTCAAGAGCTTTCCCTTGTTGAGAACATACAACGAGAGGATTTAACAGACTTTGAAAAAGCTCAGTTTATTAACAAGCTCTGGGCAAGTAAACATTATGCGAGTAAGAAAGAGTTGGCTGAAACTATAGGGAAGAGCCAGAGCTATCTCTCTAAAGCATTTAAGGCTGTTAAGCTTTGCGATGCGGTTGTAAAAGACTTAGAAGAGAGTAAACGCGACATAGGATTAGAAGTGCTTCAAGAGCTGAGTAACATAAAGGACAAAGAGACACAACTTAAGCTCTACTTGAACAATGCTACGAGAGAAGAGATACGAAACTATCAAAAAACGCCATCTATTTTAGAGGAAGCGAAAATTTCGCCGGCGAAAAAAAAGAAGTTTATACTCAAAGATGAAAAATACAATAAACATTCAATACTTGAGTATCTACTAATAGGCATTAGCGACAAGCTACAGTACTCAAAAGATTATTTAGTCACTATAGAGGAGATATAGATGGAATTTTTAGCAATAGTTCTCATAGTTGTACTGCTTGTAACACTTCTCTTTGTAGCTATAAAAATATTTGTTTATAAAGATAGTGACTACATAGAGAGAGATGACTATGTTCTGGATGATTTCTACACAAAAGGATTAAGAGATGAAGACACATGGTGAAGTGAAACAAAAAATTGAAAGTCTAAGGCACATGGGAAAGCATGAAGTGGAAACATTTGCTCAAAAGCTTTACATGGCAAAAGATGACATTGATGAAAAAGCATTTTCATTTTTACAAAAGGCTGTTGACATAAGAAGCAACGAAATAGAGCTCATGAGTCAAAATCCCATGGCTGTTATGAGTGAACTAAGAGAAGGAGAAGTGTGATGAGCTACGGAGACTATGTGTTAACAAGAGAGATAGCAGAACTGTCTGGGACAACGAAAGCAAATTTTTACTATATTAATTCAATAGTTCGTAAAAACATTGGAGGGATAAGCATGATACTAAAGAGTTCTATTCCAGAAAAATATAAAAAGCATATTTCAAAGTGTCTTGATCTTGAAAAATATAGAACAATTACAGCTCTTGAAAATGAAATATCTACTACAGAGGGAAATCTTTATTATCACATAGTGACTTCTAAAAATATGAAAATGCCATACATTAAAAAAGGCCGTAACAAATTTTTTAAGCTTCCTGACGAATATGTAAAGTTAAAAAAAGATGGACTTGTTCCATTCCAAATAAAAAATAAAGAAGATGAGAAACTCTCTGAGCATATTGTTGATATGTATGGAATGAAAATTGGATTTTACTGAAATAGGAGAAATTTATGTGCTTGAAAAAAAACTTTGAAACAATCGTACGTAATGCAAAAGTAGCTTTTGATGAGATTGAGATGTTGAATTCTTGCAGCATTGAGAAGGATTTTAAAAAGGAGAAAAAAAATGAAGCTACAGCTAAAAAGAGATAAGCGCTACAAAATAGAGCAGATATTTGAGTCGACATGGCTGCGAGTTACATTTGAAGATAGTGTAATAGCACTTGCTATGAACATAGATACTGCTAGACAAGTAATATATAGAGACATCATAGACAATGGAAAAGAGTGTGAGTACTTACACGATGATGACTTTGAGTAAAAATTAAATAATATGAGGAAAAATAATGAGAAAATTTAAAGCATGCTATGCTAAGCAATACAACGACAATAGCGGTCAAAGTAAGACATCATGGAAGACAATAGGCTATGCAAACGAAGTGACAAGTAGTCAGGATGGAAGAGTTGTTATACATCTATCTCTTGACTCAATTCCAACTGGAGTATGGGACGGCGAAATTAAGCTGTTTTTACAAGATGAGCAGCAAGCTTACTCGCAAAGCAGTACACAAGCTCAGCATCAGCCTCAGTATCAGCAGCAACAGCAAGTTGGAACTGTTCCTATATATAAAGAGATTATATAATGGAAACAGATAAGAGAAAAGCTATGTTCTCTCTAAGTGGGGAGTATAAAGGAAAAAAGTACGAGCATCTGTCGACTGACATAAAATTTTTACAAAGTTTTTTAACGAAACTACTTCGACACAATGCTACTGGATATATTTGGAGATTGTCAAATGGAAACTGAAAAACTCAGCAAGCTTGAACAGGCAATAGTAGTTGCGCATGGAATGCGAAGAATTTTGTCGAGCTACAAACACTTTGAGAGAACAGCACACTTAGAAACGCTATCGAAAAGATTACGAAAATTTCTTATACAGAGAGAAGTAAAAAACAACAAAAGCTTTATTTTCGCAACAGAATTCGAGAGAGTATTTTGGATGAATGTAACTGAAAAGTACGACAAAAGCACAAAAATACTCGCTCTCGACTTTGTGACTAGCCTCTACTCATACTATGGAGAGATACTCTCAAAGTACTCAGATGTATCGAAGAAGCTCATGGAGAAAATAGATGTGCTCGCCGCTGATGTAGATGTATCAAGCGAAGAAGTATATAGTATGGAACAAAACGACAAAGACCTGCTCACAACATATGTAACTATGTTTGAGCCATACAGCGGAATAAAAATGAGAAAATCGCTGTTTGCCGGGAAGAAGCTTACAATAAAAAATAATCTCATCATAGAGGGCAAAAAAGTTGCCAGTGGATTTTAAACAAGGAAAATTTTATGAAAAAAAACATCTACACAATCGGAAAACCAAATCAAAAAGGTTTTGGCGTAGCAGCCATTAAAGATAAAAAAGTTCCAAAAGGCTGGAAAAAGTTAGATGGTCACGACACACCAGGTCATAAAAACTACGGAAATGTTTTAGACAAGAATGCTTCTGTAATGGTATGGATAGCTAAGTTCTACTTCAAGTGGACTAAACGCAACAAATGTAAAATCTCTTCAGTTGCTAAAAAGGGCTATGTGATTCACCGTGCTTTCATAGATGGTGGTGTTGAAAAAGAAGGTTTCTTTGTTGACAAATATGAATGTGGAAATAGAGATGGAATTTTTACAAGTGCTCTCAACTTAGAACCGTGTGGAACTTATGGAAGCAACTCTATATCAACATTAAAAAACAATCCAAGCTCAAACTTCGGTGGTCTCTATAAAGCAGCTAAGACAAGAGGAGATGAGCACTTTTTAACTACTCTGTTTATCTGGAATGCTTTGGGAATGTTAGTCTATGCTAATAATGGGAACAGATTAAAGCAGATGAAATTTCACAACAATCAAGAGTGTGGAGTTGTGAATGTAAATCCAGCTAGATACGAAACCGCTGCTGGATTTGTAAAACTAAATGATGATGATGGTGTGTTTAAAGTGCTTAAACAGACTTCATGTGCAAGAGAACTCATTGATGACAGTGTAGCTTACAATGAGAAGTATTATGATGATATTGACCTTACTAAATTCATTGGAGATGGCGGCTGGAAATTTGCGAGTGACGAAGTTCAAACTTTTGCTATGAGTGAAGACATTCACTCTAAGAGTTATGTAAAAACATGTATGGGAATTCCAAGAACGAAAGCTTTAAGTGATGAGAGCAATGAGACATTTGCCAAAGCTGGTGTTTATAGACACTTAAGAAATGAAATGGCTTGTCGAGTGGGTGGCTCTTGGAGTGACTCCTCCAATGCCGGTGTTTTCGCTATGCTTTTGAGCGGTTACCGCACGAGCTCGAGCTACAGTGTCGGCGGTCGCGCCTCTGTTTACTTGTCATAGTGAGCGATAGCGATACATATAAAACATAAAAAAGGAAAATTAATATGGATGCGAAAAAAAATGAAAATCAAATCTACATCAGAGCATGTAGAGCTCATGAAATATTTGATGTGAGCAAAACAACTTTTTGGAGATTTACAAAAGAAGAGAGCTTTCCAAAGAAGAGAAGAGTGCTTGGAACTGTCTGCTATTCCATAGAAGAGCTTACAAGCTGGTTCGACTCCTGTGCTGAGAGTGCCTAGTTGATGTTATTTACATGTGTAAAAACTCATCCCACCACTCAAGTAGCTTGAGTCTCTCATCAAAAAAATCGCTTCGCATGTATGCTCTCTTTGTACTACTCCCTACAGAGTGTGCCAGTTGCGACTCAATTACATCTGCGATGAATCCATGCTCTTTCTGCTTTTCATAGCAGAGAGTAGAAAAGGAAGAGCGAAATCCATGAGGAGTATGATCAAACACATCCATTCTCTTTAAAGCATAGCCTAAAGTGTTCTCGCTAAGAGGTTTTTTCTTTGATAAAGTAGAGTGAAACACATACTCAAAATCCCCCGTGAATTCTCTCATATCTTTTAATATTTTCATCATTCTATTCGTTAATGGAAGCCTGAATTCTCTTTTTGTTTTCATCGCACTTGATGGATAATTTACCACTCTCTTATCAAAATCAATCATTTCCCATTTCATAAATCTTACATTTCCAGTTCTTAAAGCACTTAAAGCTAAAAATTCTAACGCACTTCTAGTTGAAATATCTCCCTGATACTCTTGAATCATTGAGTATAGCGATCGTATCTCTTTCTCATCTGTGATTGCTTTATAATGTTCTGTAGTAGTCTTCGGGATAATTGCATTTTTATCTACTCTGCTCATAACATTGTTTGAAGTAAAGTCGTTGTGAAATCCAAAATTATAAATTTGTTCCAGCAAGTTAAAAACAATTCTTGAAGTCTCTGCTTTATTTGTTTTTTTTGTTGATGATGTTTTTATATTTGGAATATTTTTTAGAAGCTCGATTATGTCTGATTTTTTTACATCATCTGCTTCTATATTTCCTATTTTGTAATATACATATACTTCTAGTCGTCGCTTCTGCTTTTCATAGTAGCTATAGCTAAGCTCCTGCGATTTAAACTTCAAAAATTCAAGAGAAATTTCCTTAAATGTCATTTTTCTGATTGTTTTCTCATTTAATGTATTTATTGTTTTTCTTGAAGGATTCAAGTTGTTTTCCAAGTTTTTTTTGAGTTCTTGAAGCTTGTTTCTAGCAGCTGCTAATGTTACTTCAGGATACTTCCCAAAACTAATCGACTTCTCTTTCCCATCGTATCTATACTTTGCTCGCCATAGTTTACTTCCATTTGTTCTAACGAGAAGAAACAAGCCTCCTCCATCAAACATTTTGTAATCTTTCTCTTTTTTCTTAGCTTTTTTTATTTCATTATCACTAAGAGGACGAACAGTTCTTGCCATGATTATCCTTATAATTTTTTTTAAGTTACCCCTAAAAATTTTAGTGGTAAAAAAATACCCCTAAAAAATACCCCTAAAAGTTTTGGTTTCAATGAAAACAAATGAAACCAATTGAAAAGAATAATACATTACTGTAGTATTAAAATAGCTTAAGTGTTCGCTATTTGCTATGTTTTATAATTAATATGATAGTTTGTGAAATTATTTGAAAAGGATTAAGTGGTGGGTTCGCCGTGACTTTAAATCAACTAAAAATAGACATTATTTAGAGTTAACATTAAAAAATACCCCTAAAAATACCCCTAAAAATATAAATATTGTATAAGTATACTTAAATATCTACAATTGAGCAATTTATTCTAGACATAAGTGAAGAGCTATGGAAGCGAAGTTTGGAAGACAATAATATTCTTCCAAACTTCGCTTCGCAACTTGGAGATGTATTTAACGAAAAACTTTTTACGAATTAAGCATTTTTTTTGCGAGCTCTTCTGCTCTTTTTTGAGTTTGAGTTGCCCACTTACTGTCTAACATCTCTTTGCTTGCAGTAGCATAGTCGAAATTTTTAAGTGCTGTCCACATTTTTTTAAATTTCAGTACTCCGTTGACTCCTAGCTGATATGCCATCTCTGCTAGGATTTCTTGAACATGAAGCGGAAGTTTGTTTATGAATGGCTCTTGCTTCTCGAGAGATTTTATTTTAGATTTAAGACGCATTTTTAATATAACTTCTGCTTCTTCTTTTGAAAGAGGAAGCTTTGTCCCATAGCCAATTGTTAGAATTCCAAGAGTGTCGTTATATGGAGTTCCTACAAAGCCTTCATTTTTTTTAATATTTTCTATAAGCTCTTTCATTTACAAATTTCATCATTTTTTTTCATATTTACAATACACTCAATGAGTGCATTAATGACTTCAGTATCTGTCTCTCTATTGAAGCTACAGTTTGCTTCTGGAACAATACACTTTACTGGGACACTCACTCTGTATGGCTTGTCTATATAGCGAATTTCAATCTCTTTTTTTGAACTACAACTCGTTAAAGTTAATGCTGCGAACAGCATTAATAGAGTTTTTAATATCTTTGCATTCATTTGACTGTATCTCCCTTATGATTGTTGGAGTTTTTATGTAGCGAATCTTTGGCTTTTTCGCCCTCCATTCTTTGAGTTTTTTCATTGATGTTTCAACATCTTTTTTTAAGAATTCAACAGCTCTACTTTGTTCGCTTAGAGAACTCTTTAGTCTTTGTACTTCTAGTTCTTTAACAACACTCTCTTTTTGCGCTTTTAAATAATCAAGCTTAAGTTGTTCAATGGAATTTTTTAGCCCTGTAATGTACAGATACAATAGGACAGATATTGAAAAAAAAATGAAAAATGAAATTATTTTTTTAAATTCTAATAACGAGTTCATTTTCATTTTCCTATTTTAATATTTTCTATTAGCTTCATAATTATTTCCGATGTAAAATCACTTCTGAACATCATAAATATAGAGCTATATAGAGCTATATAACCTGCTGTTTCTATGACATCAGATGGCTTATCTTTAAGTACACAAAAGATATATATAACAATAAAGCAGAAAAAAGCGAATGTTGATTTCCAGTTTTTCATAAGTCATCTTTAGTATTTAATTCTCGTAGCATATAGCTTGAGAACGCTTTTGTTAATTCTTCCAGCTTTCCCACCATCACATCGCTATTTTTAGTTAAGTGTGCGATGTCCTTGTCTATATTTTTCATATGAAGTGCCAGTTCTCCTTTTGATACAAACTTGTCCTCGGCTGTTGTTAAATCAAGATGAGACGAAGCATCTGCTTCTATTCTCGTACATCTATCTCCTATCTCGTCAATTCTTCTGAACTGTGCATTTAGCTTCCTGTCGAGATCTTGATGGAATGTAGCATCATCTTCGTCGTGTGACTTTACTCGATGTTCAAGAGATTCTATACGGCTTTTAAATACGCCATATCCAAAAATAATTGTCCCAATTCCGAAAGCGGCGCTTATCATCCAAGACTCAATCACTATATCCCCTTCTAAACTATAAAATTCACAAACATGAAGAGTGCTTCAAGCGAGTACATAGGAAGCACACTTGCTAAGAAGTCGTTAATGTCTCTTGTGTGATTATCTTTCGTTCCGTCGTAAAATTCTTTAGCAGCAGCTGCTAAAGTAAGAACAAAAATTACAACAAAAGAGGCTTGAACATCTCCAGCAAATACAGCAAGAATAAGCGATAGAAATACAAACACATAAGTAAACAAAAAGGCATGATTTGCCTTATCGCAAGGAAGAGCCACTACTTCAAAAAACTTTTCCATTTTAGTATCCAATGGACAATTTTAGCCCATATCCTATTGCTACACACTCTTGAACATACTCTTCATAAGCAACTCTTTTTACATCTTCTGGCGCTCTTTTTTGCATGGAAAGTTCATCTGCAATAGTGTACTTCTTGGCAACTTCTGTAGCCACAACTTCACGGATGCGCTTTAGTTGCGCTGAGTCTGCAACAAGTTCTTTAAACTCATCTTTTGTAATGAGTGCACATCCTATTTCTGTTGACTGACTAGCAATAAGCACATCTATAGAATCTTCATTGTCTGACTCAATACTTACGACATCTACATCAAAGTTATTCACTTTCACATCTTCCATGTCACCTCTAAACTCTAAAACTGTGTGTTCAGTTTCAACTTTTGTAAACTTTACATACTTAAACATTTTTTGCTCCTCTGTGGCAGTTTGTTAAAAAACTCAAATTCAATCAATAGTCTCTTGTAGTAAGGAATAGTGCCAGTATTTTTGGCATGTCCTATCAACGAAATTATTGACTCAACTTTAGCTTTTTTAATTGATTTTTTCATTTTGTAAATACTGTGTTTTCTCACAAATTTAATGCTCTTCCATGTTCTATAGCCAACGAAATTTATGCCTCTCTTTATTTTCTGAATATGCCAATGCGACAACTCTAAATTTAATTTGTCCTGGACAAACTTCTCGCATAATTCTTTGGATTTTTTTGCTTCGTCTAGTGTCAATCCAATGAGCACAAAATCATCCACATATCTGACATAGCTCTTTATTTTTAGTTCTCTTTTTACAAAATGGTCAAGAGGATTTAAATATATAAGAGCATAAATTTGTGAAAGTAGATTTCCTATTGGAATTCCTCTTTCTGTATTCATCTCTGCAAATTCACACATGATGTCTAAAAAATTTTTATCTTTTATTTTTTTCTCAAATAGTTTTCTTAGTATATTTCTATCAATTGAGTAAAAGAATTTTCTTATGTCTAGCTTGACAAAGTAGAGATCTCCATCATACTTTCTCATCTCTCTTTGTGTGTATTCACTTGCTTTGTGTGTTCCATATCCTTTTCGACAAGCATAAGATGTGTCAATAAATGTCTTGTCGAATATGCTATAAATGACTCTATATATGGCATGCTGTACAACCAAGTCTCTAAATGCTGGAGCATTAATGAGGCGCTTCTTTGGCTCATACACATAAAATTGAGAATACTCTCTCGGCTTATATGTTCCTGACATCAACTCATAGTGAAGAGTGTTTAGCTCTCCTCCTAAATTCACTTCAAATTTTAGTGTAGCTCTTTTGTTTCTTTTTCCTTTTCTAGCATCTAAAAATGCTAAGTGAAGATTTTCTATAATAAATGCTTTTTCAAACAAATTTCCCACTCTTTTTGATTTAGTCTGATTTTCAATCGTGCTACTCAAAAGACTATTATCGTTTTTAATTTCGCTTTTAGCAGGACAACATATCCCTTTATTTCTAGTGTCAACTTCTGTTGTTTCAAGTTTAGAAATAGAGTCGCGACCGCCGACATTGTTGTTCGAGTTCGTGCGGTTATTGTTCAAATTCATAGCGAAAACACCGGCATTGGAGGAGTTACTCCAATTGCCACCCACTAGACAAGCCACCGGCTCATCATTTTTCATATTGCTATGCTGCCCTATATTTATCATTATATTTTTCCAGAATCACGAAGCTTGTTAATCCAGGCTCCTATAATTTTTCCTATCTCATCTATAAGATTAGAAATTGCTAAAAATCTCTTTGCTGCATCCACATTTTTACTTGTTTTTCCATCTTTAAATGTAAAATATCCAAGCTCGTTCGCAAGATATATCTGCATTCTAAGCTTCTGATGTGTAACATCAAGTTCTGTGAGCGATGTCTTTTTGTAGTAGCGCTTTTGACACTCAGTAATTAAGTCATAAATTCCGTATGCTGTATTTTTTATGTTATTTGAAAGAGCATACTTCTCATGTCTAGGAAAGTGATTTAAGTATCTATTTAACAATTTCATCATCTCCATAAACTTTCTATTTAATATTGCTTCCGAATGAATTCCCATTACTTACTCCAGCTCACTATCGTTCACTCACACAAGATACGAGGCGCGACCGCCGACAAGGTTGTACGAGTTCGCGCGGTAACCGTTCAAAGCCATAGCGAAAACACCGGCATAGGAGGAGTAACCCCAATGGCCACCCACCAGACAAGCCATTTCATTTCTTAAGTATCTATAAATTCCATCATTTCCAAACTCTGTCGTTCCAGATGTGCTCACTCCTGTGTCATTAGGGATTCCAAGTGCTGTTCTTATGTAAGCATCTGTCGCTCTGTCTGTGCTCATTCCAAATACTGCCTCAGTTGAGTTTCCTAAGTATGTCCATCCATCATTTCCATCAACAATTCCAGCTAAGCTAATTTGATCATATAGTCCAGCATCGTATGCTCCTGTCCCTGCTGTTGTTGAGTCGTCGACTATGTTTCTAATGTCTACACTCTCTTTGAGTATTAAGAAGTCATCAGAACTTAAAACTGCTCCATCTGCTCCACTTGAAGTTAAACATGTAAAACCGCTTGCCACTTCCCACATGTTCCCGTTCAAGTCTGCTATTCCGCAATCTTGCCCATTGTGTGTTGTCTTTGCGAATGGAGAACCGCTTCCTGTTAAGCCACAATCGCTGTAGCCACTCGATGCGTACGTGACACTACTGTCATTCACATCTCTTAGTGCATTAATATGACAGCCTTTAGGCATTTTAGGATTAATGTCTATGAAAGCACAACTTGCTGTTGATGATGATGCTTTCCCATGTGCAAGAGCAAGTCTTGCTAGCATTGAGTAATGAAATATTGGAGTTAGCACATAGTTTGTTCCGGCACTTTTTGCTGCTTTATAGAGACCGCCATAA